ATGCAAAATGTAAAACCCGGTGATATTGTTGTTAGTAATTTTGATTTATATGAACATTACTCTGTAGTTTCTGATGAAATTTCAACTGATGGCAAACCTTTTCTAATATCTGCAACAAAACGAAATGGGACTGTTAAAGAAGAACCATGGGATATAGCAACACAGGGAAAATATACTTATATTTCTGATAAAAAGTCTAATCTATCAAGAACTGATATTTTAAATAATGCTCGATCTCAAATTGGTAAGTGGCATTACTCAGTAAGATCATCAAATTGTGAGCATTTTTCTAACTGGTGCCTTGGGTTAAAAGTGTCATCAACGCAAGTTGTTGGAGCTAGTACTGGTGCAGTTGGTGGTGCGTTATTAGTTAAATGTTGTGTTGATGATCCAAAACCATTAGATTATATTTTTGCTGGTACTGCTGGCTTTTTCTTCGGCTTATTCTGCTCTAAGGCACAGCCAAAGCTTTCATAATTATCAATTGTAATTAGTTATAATTCCATGCGTTAATTTATTACAGTTTTACGCATGGAATATATGTAACGTCTCTTCAAATAAATATATCTCTATTATTCTGTTGTTAAATAACAGAGTAATAGAGATTGTTATGTTTAATGATTACGACTTAATAAAAAGTATCGGCACTCAATCACGCCTCAAAACAAATGCTCAGGGACGAATTAAAAAACAGAGACGAGAGCCTGAGTCTGCAGAACAAAAAGCACTAATACAATGGGCGAGTTATACCGTTATTCATGGCCTACGAATAGGGGATTACCTTACTCATGTTCCCAATGAAGGTAAACGCGGTCCCAAAGCAATCAAAGACTTCATCGAACTTGGTGGCTCGCCAGGTTATCCCGATTTAATGTTAGATATACCCACCTCAAAATACCATGGCCTTCGTATCGAAATGAAAGCGCCTAAGCCTCAAAAATCAGCAATAAGTGACAACCAAACACAATGGCTGCATCGTCTCGCTGATATCGGTTATCGTGCAGTAATATGTTATTCAGTAAGCGAAGCAATCACGGTTATTACTGAATACATGAGGCATTATGAGTAGAGCAATTGAGTTATTCGCAAGAATGCATGAAGTTCGTAGTGTGACTGCAGACGAGCGCGGTCGCCAAACATTAACCGGTGACGTTATCTTAGCTGTATTTGGTAAGGTTCAACATAAGATGCCATTGGGAATGGATTTGTTGATGGCCAAGTACGTTCATGATGCACCTGCAGCAAACCGTATCATCGATGTTATGGCCATATGGTTGAATGATGAGCCGTTAAAACGAAAAGATTTAGCGATGGCATTAAGTTGTGTTGCCCTTGATGTATTTTGCGATAAACCGGTAGCTAGTCAAAAGCGTCAATTAGCTGCGTTATGGCGGAAATGCAGTGACCAAGCTAAACGTAGTAATCGACTTATTAAGGGATGGCAGGCAAAGATAAAACGGTTACAGCGTAACATCGATGCTTGCGAGACCCATGCTGCAGAAGAACGACTATTGTCAGCTATTAATGAGCTTGAAGCTCTAATTATCAAAGATCGCCGTCGTATTGATGAATACGCTCAAAGTCAGTCCCTAAAATCCTTAACTTGTCCTCGTTGTAGTGGTACTGGCTTAATATTGAATACCGGCGAATGTCCTTCATGCAATGGCCACGGTTTGTTTATTCCTAGTGTTGATAATATTCGTCAGCATCTGCGGCATATTGGATTAGGGCGGGTTAGTGACAAACTGTGGGAGAATGAGTTGAAGCCGTGGTTTGAAAAGTGTTTGAGTAAGTTGTATGTGAAGTCGAGCGATGCAACAAAAATGTTATCAAATTTTTTATATAATGAATCTGATTTAGATAATGGTCTATGTTTTATTTAATAGGCAACTAGTATACTGAGAGCGTAAATTTTCTCTTACTTGGACATAACATGGATTCGCTATACAGTACTATTTCAGCGTTAGTTAAAAATGACCCTAGTTTAGGTTATGTATTAATAACGATCATGATAGTTGGTTTTATAATAAAAAAATTTTATCACTACCTGAATTTTCATGAGAGCTATGTGACTAGGCGTTTTTATAAAAGAATTAGCTCTATTGATGCTGAAGGATGTAATGAGCTAACAAAAAAATATCTGGTTCATGTAAAGGAACAAGAAATTTACACACTACTGTCTGGTATAAAAACTGCCCCGCAAAATGCAAAGATGCTTATGGATTTGTATTTAACAGGAGTTATTAGTAATCAAAGAATCAAAGGTATTTATGGGTTCTTAAAGCCTTATAATGGTAAGGTATCTATCAACATAAATCTATTTGATAAAAGTATCTTTATATACTCATTGCTTATGATGGTTTGTTTAATTTTATATGGTTTTTATCTGTTTTTGAGTATTCTTTTTAATAATCCAAGTGTAATACAACTTATAATTGGGTTTGTTTTTTTTATAGGTTACTTTTTGTTGGCCATCACTATAGGTTCCGACTATTTCAAGTATCATTATTTAACACAATTAAGAGAAAGTCTGTTGGGTTTGAATAAACTAGCTAATCCTGAGGATAATATAAGTTTATTTTCATTTTCTAAGAAGAGTAATAAAATATCTAATCTTGACCAGACCGCAAACTAAGGTAATCTATACCAATCATGCTAAACCTCGACCTTTCGTCGGGGTTTTTTTATGCATGGAGAAAATGACATGCTTGATAGAGCAACGCTCGCAATCACTGCCGGAACAGGTGTTGGTGTAGGGATTGGTGCAACTAAATCAGTAGAAAATGCACAGTCGATGCTAAACAGCAGCTTTGAGCAGATTATTAGTGGTCACTTTACATGGTATGGCAGCGATATCATTACAGTTGTAGGTATTGGATTATCTATTGTCGGTATCGCTGTTACGATCTATCGCATCAAATTAGAGCGGCAGCGTAAATATGCGCTTTAATAAACTCACTGGTGCGCTATTAGCTGGAGCTATAGCGGTTACGGGGGCATTTGAAGGGTATCGCCAAATATCATATCAAGATGTGGGTGGTGTCTGGACAGCGTGTTATGGCGAAACATTAGGCATTAAACAAGGGGACACGTTCACCAAAGAACAATGTGATGCCATGCTCGCGTCATCACTTAATAAACACAATACTCCCTTAGAAGATATCCCACAGCAATTGCCGCCTAATGTCCACTTAGCTTCTCTCGATTTAGCCTACAACATTGGTATTGGTGCTTTTAAGCGCTCAACAATGTATCGATATCTATTGAATGCTAATTATCCACCGGCTTGTAATGAAATCATGAAATGGCGATTTATAGCAGGTAAGGACTGCGCTATTCGTAGCAATTACTGCTATGGGATAGTGAAAAGGCGTGATGTGGTGCAGCAGCTATGCATGGGAACGATCAAGATCAATGAAGCATTAGTACAGATAGGCCAAATGCCATTAGATAAGGAAATAGTTGAGGCCATGAATGCTACTCAATAGAGTAAAGACAGGAATGATTGTGGTCCTTATCGTTATTTGTGCCGGCATGGTATTTAAAATCAAGCTACTTATCGCCTCCGCTGAGGGAGCAAAACAGGAAGTGGCTACATTATCACTGCAGTTAAGTACTGTTGAATCCATCAAGAATAGCCAATCAAAGCAAATTGCGCAGTTAGTTCAAGAGCGCAAAACATTATCAGGTCTGTTAAGCGCCAGAACGGAGAGTCTACACCGTGATAAAGCAAAGCTCAGCGCCGATATCCAAACACTCAAGAAAGCACTATCAACCAATACTTGTTTTGATACTCGTTATCCTAAGTCTGTTATTAAGCGGTTGCACCAGTCCTACTAGAGTCATCACTAAAACCGAAACACTGTATGTCTTACCACCAATAGGGTTAGTTGTTCCATGTTACAAGCCTACATTGACAGCAACAACCCCCGCTGAATTACCCGTCGATACACTCAAGTTAAAAGCTGCGCTGCGAGAATGTGCGCAATATGTCGATGACTACCTTAAGTGGCGAAAGCTCCAAGACAAATAGACATTACAAATGGTCCTTACGAGTGCCATTGATAATGTTCCCTCCAATTATCTCGTGAGAGCCTTATGACAATAGAAAATGAAACTGGCCGCATTATTGAGATAATCGATAAATGCGGCAATGTCGTGTGCGTCATGTTAACTAATGGCGCTGTAATAGATATTGTTACAACCCATGAGGTCAAAGTCGGTGATTGGGTAGTGGAGGGAGAGAGTTAGCAAGTAAGTAGATAACCATATGGCCAATGATTGGAAGCAACTACAACTGCAGTTCTTAGCTGATAACGATAAGACAGGGATTACAGCTAAAGAATGGTGTCATCAACGAGGGCTTAATTATCAATCTGCACGTCGCTATATCAAAATGCGCACTGCGCAAAATAAGACTGCGCAATCTAATAATGTGCGCAATGCGCAACCTGAAACTGCGCAATCAAAGAAAGTGCGCAAAGTTGAAAATATAAAGGGAGAGAATGAATCAGTAAAAAAACGGACTAATTCTAAGTCTGAACCTACTAATAAAGCGAAACGCAAAATAAAATCCAGCTCTAGTAAGTTTAAAAATGGTAAGCCTGGCAATCCACATCCTTCTCAAAGTTTTGAAGTTGGCAATCAACATGCGCGCAAACATGGTGGTTATTCAGCACGATTTGATGATCAATCACTATTTGATGAAGCTGCTCAAATGTCCCTCGAGGAAGAGTTAAAACTGTGTCGTGCTCGTGCTTTGAACTGTATTGATACGATGAAAAAGATTCGTACTGATATGGTCAATGCAGAGTCTGTTGAACAACGCATTGAGCTTTACAACGCGATCACCTCGACAGAGCAAGCACTCGATAGGAATGTCATTCGCATTGAATCTATCACTAAAACTCTGTCATCCATTCGTATTGATGCTGTTAATGAGCAAAAAATAATGAAAGATACGGATCGAATTGAAGCTGCAACAACCAAGCTAAAATTGGAAGCTGATAAATTGGCGAAAGAGGGCAAAGGTTCAACAACACCAATATCTGCAATGATTGCTGAACTGCAAGAGACCGGCTCTGATGGCTTGATGTCATGACCGAACAAGAAGAAATCGACTACATCAAGCAGCGTATTGGCAACAAATGGTGGCGATTGAACAACCTTTACAAAATTGAAAATGAGGATGGTGACTTAGTCACGTTTAAGCTTCGACCAGCTCAAGCTCTACTATTTAAGTTAATGGCATACAAGAACATCATTCTTAAAGCGCGCCAGCTTGGTTTCTCTACTGCCATTGATATTTATCTGCTCGATGAAGCGTTATTTAATATGAACATTAAGTGCGGCATCATTGCTCAAGACCAAGGTGCAGCAGGAGAGATTTTCCGTACCAAGATAGAAGTACCATTTGATAATCTTCCTGAGTGGCTTAAAGCTGAATTTCCAATTAAAGCCCGTCGTTCTGGTGCGAGCGGTGGCTTTATTCTCTTTGAAAGTGGTTCAAGTATTCAGTGTGCAACGTCATTTCGTTCAGGAACAGTGCAACGACTTCACATTTCAGAGCATGGAAAGATTTGTGCTAAGTATCCACAAAAGGCCAAAGAGGTTAAGACTGGTACCTTAAATGCTATTCACCAAAAGGCTATTTGTTTTATCGAATCCACTGCTGAAGGTGTTGGTGGTGATTTTTACTCAATGAGCATGAGAGCATTGGATTTATATAATTCAGGCTCGACGTTGGGCTTACAAGATTATAAGTTTCATTTCTTTGCGTGGTTTCAAGATCCTAAATACTCAGAGCCTCTTCCTCAGTCTGGGTTACAGCTGAGTAAATACCACCAAGAATACTTTGCAGCTGTTGAATTGGCCATGAAGGTCACGCTAACGGATGAGCAAAAACAATGGTACATCAACAAAGAACAAAGTCAGGGCGAAGAAATTAAGCAAGAGTTCCCCTCAACGCCACAAGAAGCCTTCTTAACCTCTGGTCGTCGTGTGTTTGATGCAATTCGCGTGATGAATGCAGAAGCTCATACTATGAAGCCGCTTATCATTTACGACATCGAGCCTGTAAGTGGTATCAAAACAAAAGCGCAATCAATGCGTGAGGTTGATAATGAAAAGCTGCAGCGTAATTTGCTTAATATGTTACTTGTGTGGGAATTGCCTGATGCTGATGAAGAGTATGCAATAGGCGTTGATATTGCTGAAGGTCTTGAGCATAACGATAGGAGCTCATTTGATGTAGTAAAAAAAAGCACAGGTGAACAAGTCGCGCATTGGTTTGGTCATTTAGATGTTGAGATGTTTGCCTCTCTCGTGCGTCATGTCGGCCATATGTATAACACCGCCTTTGTTGGTCCTGAGCGAAACAATCATGGCCATGCGTTTTTACAAAAATTCCGCGATATCTATCCTGTTCGTCGTATCTATCAAGAACAATACCTTGACCGTGATAACGATAATGACACTCCCAAATTAGGTTGGTTAACAACAAAACAATCTAAACCCATCATCATTGAAGGGTTAAAAGAACTGTTACGCACTCAAACAAGTGGTATTCGTTGGATAGGCACTATCTCTGAACTTAATGCTTACGTGTATGACAGCAAAGGTGCAATGAATGCTCAAGTGGGCTGTTATGACGATCAACTGATTAGCTATGCTATTGCCCAAGAAATGCGAGCACGCATGCCAAAGCGTGTTAAATCTGATGATAACCAGCCAGCAAAAGATAAACATTGGATGACCTATTAATGAAAGTAGACCAAAGTAAACTGCTCGACATCATGTCTGATATTGATGGCCAACCAGATTGGCGCTCTGCTGCAAACAAAGCAGATGCTTATTATGATGATGACCAACTCGAGGCTGAAGTATTAAAGATACTGAAAGAACGAGGGCAGCCAATAACAGTACAAAACTTAATAAAGCCTGCAGTTAACTCTGTTCTTGGTATGGAAGCTAAGACGCGTACTGATTTGTTGGTCATGGCTGATGATCCAGATGATGAAATGGAAGAGTTAGCTGAAGCATTGAATGCCGAGTTTTCTGATGCTTGTCGCCTTGGTCGATTAGATAAAGCTCGTTCAGATGCTTATGCTTCACAACTTAAAGCGGGGATTGGTTGGGTTGAGTGCTTTCGTAACCCGGACCCTTTTGGTGCTAAGTATAAAATCCAAAATGTGCCACGTGATGAGGTCTATTGGGATTGGTTAGCAAAGCAACATGACTTATCAGATGCAAGATGGTTAATGCGTTATCGTTGGATTGATATGGATGAACTGATAACCATGGTACCTAATAAGCGCGTCATCATTGAGCAGGCGGTAAATTCATGGAATAACTTTGTCGATGTCGATCATATCGCAGGTTTAGACCCTCAGCTGCAAAGTGGCTACAAAGAATACAGCACCTGGACTCGCAGTGAATCTGAATGGTTAAGCCAAAACCGTAAACGTATTCGGCTACAAGTGATTTATTACCGCAATTTTGAGCGTAAACCTGTAATTGAACTCTCTGATGGTCGAGTAATTGAGTATCAATCGAATAATGTTGCTCACGTCACTGCTGTCGGAATGGGGAAAGTTCAGCTTCGTATGGCACAGATTAGTCGTATCAGTGAAAGTTGGTATGCAGGACCTCATCATTTAGGGGATAAAGAATGCTCTGCACCACAAGGCATGTGGCCACTGATTCCTTTCTTTGGATACCGTAAAGCCTCATCAGGTGAACCTTATGGCATTGTTGCTTCATCAATCAGTGCACAAGATGAAGTGAATTTCCGTCGCAGTAAACTCACGCAGTTATTACAGTCACCATTGATTATCATGGATGAAGATGCGACTAACATGAGTACTCAAAAGGTTATTGAAGAAATTGATAAGCGTGGTGTGGTAAAGCTAAATCCAAACAGACGTAATCAAAAGACAATGGCAGAAGTGTTCCAAATCAATCGAGATACAGAAGTCTCAAGCCAACAGTTCACTGTCATGCAAGACTCTATGCGGCATATACAAGATGTTATGGGGGTTTCACCATCTTTTCTTGGTCAAGATGATAGTGCTAAGAGTGGTATTGCCATTGCTAATATCGTTGAACAAGGTGCAACAACACTGGCTGAGATTAACGATAATTATCGATTCTCGTGTCAGTTAGTAGGAGAACTCATTCTTGGTTATGTCATTGAAGATTTGAAGAATAAGCGTAATAAGAAGGTTGTCGTTAATCGTGATGACAAGATGAAGCGCAAAGCGGTTGTTATCAATGAAGAAACACCAGATGGCATGAACAATGATATATCGCGTTTACGCTCTCACATTGCTTTAGCACCCGTTCAACAAACATCAGCTTATAAGTCTCAACTGGCTGAACGTATGATGCAGATGACCTCACAATTGCCACCTGAAGTGCAAAGTGCAGTCATTGACTTAGTACTTGAATTAAGTGATGTTCCAAATAAAGCTGAGTTTATGGAACGTGTTCGTGGTGCATTAGGTGTTAGTAAAGATGTTGAAGATATGACGCCAGAAGAACAACAAGCAGCAGAGGCTCAGGCGCAGCAGCAACAAGAACAACAAGCCCTAATGATGCGAGAGCTTGTTGCTAAAGTTGGCAAGCTTGAAGCTGAAGCTCAACGGACGGCAGCACTTGCTAATAAAGAGAGTGTAGTTACCGACAGTCAACGTTATACCAATGCAAAAACCCTCGCTGAAACAGGTAAGATATTAACTGAAATGGAAAAAGTAAGTGGTGAAGTTGAGCAGGTTAAGTTAGATATGTTGGTTAATCTACAACAGCAAATTGATACGATAGAGATATAAAATCAGTGATTATTGATAATAAGAATATTTGCTCTAATAAATATAGGGTATAAATATACTGCAATATAAAACAAGATGTGTAGAAGTAATATAAATACTACATGGATGTAGACATAACTATAGAGTTCCCCCTCTATTTTAATGGTAGTGGTTGTCTTGACTCTACCTGAATCTAATATACTCTGATTCTATTATCTAAAGCCACACCCGAAAGGGATGTGGTTTTTTTTGTGCCTGTTTTTGGGGATAAGAGTTTTGTTTAAAGCCTTTATCCGCACAGACAGCGATACGTCTACAACCGGAGAAGTTAACTTATGACGATTGAAATTACAGGTAATGAAACACTCGATGAACTAGAAGCAATATTGGATAGTCTTGATGATGCCGAAGTGGTTGACGAACCATTACTAGCAACACCAGAGCCCGTTATTGCCGAAGTAGCATCAACTGAACCAGCAGTACCACCATTAGAAGGCGATACTAACGTAGCTCCGCCAACTACGGATGATGTGATTGTTGAGCAGAGTGAAGAGCAGCCTGAGAAGAAAGTCATTGTCGCCAAAGATGGTGAACATACGATCCCATATGATGTGCTGGAAGCTGAGCGTCGAGAGTCTGAACGTTTGCGTCAACAGATTGCCGACATGAAGCAGAAGCAGCCTGAGTATGATCAGCAAAGTCGTTTACTTGAATTGCGCGATAAGCAATTACAGAAGTTGGGTGTTGATCTTGATGACCTACCTGAAAATTTAACCGTCAACGATAAGCAAATCGATGATTTACGCGAGAACTATCCTGAGTTAGCACCATTCATTACAAGCCTGATGGCAAAGATTGATGCCGTTACTGCTAACACAGCACCAGTTACTGATGTATCAACCAATAATCCTGTATTAGATGATATTAAATCCAATACTGATTTGAATGGTTGGATGGATGAGAAAGGTGATAAATGGGCTCTTGCGCTCGATATTGATGATCGTTTATTAACAGATCCAACGTGGTCAGAAAAGCCACAGCGTGAACGTTTTGAAGAGGTAGTTCGTCGAACGAAAGCTGCTTTTGGAGAAACATTATCTACTCCTGAATCAGTGCTAGTAATTGAACCTGTCATTGAGCCAGTAGTTGATACACAAGTTCGTGAGGTGGCAGAACAAAAAGAGAAAGCCGCAGCGGAATCTTTACCCGAGAGTCCGTCACTTGTAGGCGCATCCAATCAACATCAGGGAACGGTATTGCAACAGGCAGTTAATATGAACAATGCTGAGTTGCAAAACTTGATGTCGACAATGACACCTGATCAAATTGATGCGCTCTTAGATCAAGCTGATTATTAACCATCAGTTCATTACATACTTAAACCCGCCTTTGTGCGGGTTTTTCTGTTTCTAGGAGTTGCTATGACAACTATTACGCCAGCGCAGGCGAAACATTTACAAGAAGTTGCGCTATTTACTGCCGCTAACCGAAATCGCAGCTTTGTGAATATGCTGACGGAAGAAGCGCCAAAGCAAGCCATGGGCGATAAGAAAGGCAATACACAAACGTCGGCACATGCACCGATTGTACGTATCTCAGATTTAACTAAACAGGCGGGTGAATCTGTTGATATGCAGATCGTCCACAAGCTTTCTAAGCGTCCAACTATGGGAGATAAGAAGTTAGAAGGTCGTGGTGAGAACCTTGAGTTTTCAAGCTTTGAACTGAAAATCAATCAAGGCCGTCATATGGTTGATGCTGGTGGCAAGATGAGCCAGCAACGAACAACGCATCAGATTCGTAAAGCAGGGCGCACTTTGCTCGGTCCTTATTTTAATGACTTACAAGATCAGGCAGCTACTATTCATTTAGCCGGTGCGCGTGGTGATTACTTTGATGATGACATTATTGTTCCGCTTGAAGGTCACAATGAATACAGTGATATTTTAGTTAATGATATTTTGCCGCCAACCTATGATCGTCATTTCTTTGGAGGTGATGCGACATCTTTTGAAGGTCTCGATTCTGCAGACATTTTCAACATGGATGCTGTGGATAATCTCAGCCTTTATCTAGAAGAAATGGCACATCCTTTACAGCCGATTCGTTTCGGTGCGGATGAATTAGCGGGCGATGAGCCTTTCTATTTACTAGAAGTAACGCCTCGCCAGTGGGCAACATGGCAGAAAACATCGAGCTATAAAGACTGGCAACAGTTAACAGCATCAGCGCTTAATCGTGGTCGTAATTTCCGTCATCCCGTTTTTGCGGGTGAATGTGCAATGCGCGGCAATATCTTAGTACGTAAATACAAAGGTATGCCAATTCGTTTCAACCAGGGTTCTGCCGTGAAGGTGTCTAATAATGATAATGCTGCAACGGTTAAACAAGTTGAAGCAAAGACCACGATTGATCGTGCCATTCTTTTAGGTGGTCAGGCATTGGCTAATGCATGGGGTTCAACCTCAAGCGGTAATCAATTTAAATATACAGAGAAAAAGGTGGATCACGATAACAGTACGGAAATTTCTATCGCATGGATGAATGGTCTTAAAAAGATCCGCTTTGCTGATAAAAACGGGCGTATCAATGACCATGGCGTTATAGCACTCGATACAGCTGTCACGCTGTAATTCATTCACCACAAGAGAGATTTGTTATGGCTAAAATCATCGCACAAACCATGCGAGATACTGTATATACAGGCGCTGCCGGTAATTTGAGTATTGCTTTTGGTAAGATTGACGTAAAAGCGGCTGTCGTTGGTACCGAAATTGAAACGCTTGAATTACCGATTGGCTTAGAAGTTGTCGGTGTTCGAGTGGCAACTGAATTAGGTTTAGGTGCTGGTGTAACATTGGATATTAAATTGAATGATGACATCATTGTTTCTGCGGTGAATGTTGCAGCTAAAGGATCGATTGTTATTCCGGTTCAGCCCATTTATCTCATTGAAAAAAATATTCTAACGGTGGTTATTAAGGGCGCAGTAGCAACGGGTTCTGTCGCTATTATGCCTGAATATGTATCTGTTGGTTTTTAAGTATTAATTAAACGATAAATCAAACGATATTGAGCGCTCATTATGGGCGCTTTTTTTATGGGGATAACCATGTCAAAGATTAGCATTGCCTATATTGGCGATAAGCCATTTAAGAAAGACACGATCACCAGCTCTTTATTAATATTCCCTCAAAATAAGCCAGTAGAGGTAGAAGCTGATATTGCTTACATGCTGCTGCAATACCCAAAAGTATGGGTACGAGAAGAGCAGGTTGAGTTGATTCAGACTGAGCTAAAGATAGAAGCAGATGATAAAGCACAACAAGAACGTGAGCATCAGGCACAACTAGCAGCGGAAGCTTATGCTAATAGCATGGTGGTTGAACTGGCTGGGCAATCTATTGATTTATCAAAGATGACGTCAGTTAAACTGGCCACGCTGATTGAAGCGCATGATCTTGCTGTTGATGCAAAAGATGCACAAGAGTCTGTTGATGATTTCCGCTTGCGTGTTCGTAACGCTATTCGAGGATAAACCAATGGTGCCTGTGTCTGATTTTGTGCCCACATTACGTATGTTAATTGATGTGCCTGTACCCGGATTAATGGAAATAGCCATTGTTAAAGCAGCACAACGGTTTTGCCGTGAAAGCAAAATACTGGTTAAAACTCGTCAGTTTGATGACGTATTTGAACGTCAGTCTGTATCGATGATTAGCCATCACGTTGGTATCAAAGGAAAGGTGCAATTAAAAGGTGCAGGTATCGTTAACGTTACAAGCAAATCTCAGCCCTTAAAGGTGGGATATGATTTTGTCGTGGTCAGTCGAGATGATATTACATTTAAGGCTAATTTTAGTGATGTAGTGATCACCGCAATGGCCGAGCCCGTTATCAATGCAGATCAGCTACCAGAAGTATTACTTCATGATTATGTAGACGGTATCTGTGCCGGTGCTGCGAATCTTCTGCAATTACAGCCAACAACATCTTGGTTCAATCCTGATTTAGCACAATACAATCAACGAGAGTTTATCTCCGCTATCCGTCAAGCTTACCGCTATGCAATAGATCATACGCCAGCCCTTGAACTTAGTGATTCAGCTTGTCGTCGGGAGTTCTTCTAATGATTTCAGTCGATACATTATTAACACAGGCAGCGACAGCATTGGTTGATCCGTTGTTTGTTCGTTGGCAAAAGCTAGAATTACTTTATTACCTTAATGAAGCTTTGAATGCAGTGATCACCTATAAGCCAAGTGCTGTAGTTGCTCGAGCTAATATTGAAGCAAGAGGTAATCCTGTTGCGTTGCCTGATGATGCGCATATGTTGTTATCTGTTGAGCAAATTGGCGCAGTACGAGGGCAGTTCACGCCGATGGAAACGTTAAACCGTTTTTATCCTGATTGGCGAACAAGCCAAGGTCAGCCAAAATGTTGGACTAAAGCTGCTGATGAACTGACATGGTTTTGGTTATATCCAACACCTGATAAAGCAACGGTTATTGATGTTCAATATAGTCAGCTGTTAACAGCAACTGAAGGTGGTGAGCTTCGTATGGCAATTACCTATAGTGGTATGTTGCTTGATTTCATGTTGTATCGGGCTTTTAGTAAAGATGCTGAAAATGCGAGTGAAGCGCAGAAAGCGGCTACACACTACCAAGTATTTAATGCAGCTCTAAAAGGGAAAGCCACAACGGATCGGGTGAAGCAGCAAGCATTAAAACAAGCAGCGATGGAGTAGCGCATGATTGTCTTTGGCATTCTTCGTGATTTAGCAAACAGACCTATCGCGAATGGGTTATTACAAATAGTTGCAACCAGTACGACGAACTCAGTATTCATTGGTTCTACTGTATATATAAAAGCAGATAGTCGAGGTTATTATCAGTTTGAATTATTACCAGGCACATACTCGTTATATGTACAGCCAAGTAAACAAAGCGACGTTGAATATTTAGGTGAAACGGTTGTTACAGATAAAACCCCCGATGGCTCATTAAATAGTCTTGTGGGTATTACGGTACCGGTATTGCCAAAGCTGGTACAACAAACAATAGATGCTGCAAATCAAGCAATGTTATCAGCGCGTGATATTGAACGAAATATTGAGCTTACTCATGCGCTTACAATAAACATTGATAATAAGGTAACTGAGGTTGAGGTAAAGGCTCAACAAATTGATGTTTTAGTGCAATCTGTTACTGATAGCATTACGCAAATCAATCAAGCCTTGAGTAGCTCACAACAAGTCAAAGCAGACACACTTGGGTTATATGATGCTGCTCGTATTATCCAAAGTGATATCTATGGCATTCAGCAGCAAGTATTAGTGTTAAGAAATAAGGCTGAAAGTTTTAGTGATAGCGCCACATCCTCTTTAAAAAAAGCAAAAGCTGCAGCAGATATGGCGGTATTAAGTGAAAGAAGTACTGCAGCTAAAAGCCAACAAACCTTTAATTTTATGCAGCTGGCAAAACAATATAGAGATGAAACACTAAAAAGCGTTCGCCAGTCTCAAGAAGTACTAAAGCAGTTTGAGTCGTTCCGTGTTTTTTTTAATGAAAAACTTAATGATATTGTCCAGATTGAAGCACAAATCGATACTCACGTTATTAATGCTAATCGTAATCAACAAGCATCAAAGCAATCCCAATTAGCGGCTAAACAAAGTGAAGATAACGCGTTAATCAGTGCATTACAGGCTGCTCAAGAAGTTGGACGAGCGAAAGCGGTAATGCGTATTGATATTGTTAATGAAGCAAAAAATCAAGCTAATAGATCTCATCAAGAAGCTGAGCGGGCACAATCATCTGCTCAGTTATCACAAACAGCGAAAGAATCTGCTCAGCAATCTGCAAACGATTCATTAGTGACAAAACAACAAGTTTTAGAGCATGGTGCTGATGTGGAACATTCACAACAGCAAATCCAAGAGCAAGTTGATATATCCGCTCGTCATATCCAGTTAGCACAACATAGCGCAGTGGCTGCTGGTGAGAGTGCAACTGTTGCAACTCAAAAAGCGAATGTCGCAATACAGCAGGTAAATATTGCTAAGCAACAAGCTGCGAATACATTAGCCAGTGCCAGTAAGGCAGAAGCCAGTGAGCACTCAGCACAATCAAGCGCAGCGATTGCTTTAGATAAATCGAATGTATCGACAGAAAAAGCTGTCAGTGTTTCATTAGGGTTATCTCAAACATTAACAGCAAAAGAAACAGCAGTTGAAGCGGCTAGACGCGCAGAGCTTGCGGCTGCAAGTTTATCGGGAGCCATGTTAGAGCAAGGTAGTATTGATTTATCAAGTGGCATTGCACCATCACCTTTAATCGATATTAACGGTGAAAAAAGGGCGTGTTTTTGGAAAGTGACAGTGGCTGGAACAGTCAATGGTATTGAATATGGTATCGATGACTCGTTGGTCTATTCAGCGAGTATGGATGCCTATTATAAAATTGATAATACGGAAAGTGTTACTTCTATCAATGGTAAGCGTGGCGTGGTACTGCTAAGTAAGGCAGATGTAGATTTAGAGCATGTACCAAACACAGTACATACCGTTGAAGTAAATGCGAACAGTGTGCCAGTGCGAGACAATAATGGTGATATTCAAGCGCGTTTATTTTCTTCGGGTTTTACCAATCAGTCGGAATTTTCAGGCGCATTAGCTTTTCGTATCGATAATGTCGCTGATAGCTACATTCGTTTTTGTTCTAATCAGGGTGCTATTAGGCAATGGTTAGAGACATATTCAAAAGAAGAATCTGATGCACGTTACATTCGCGCACAAGATATAGACAGTGTTGGGTCAAATGAGTCACCTCAATTTAGCGGTAAGGTGACGATTGAGGGGCTAGATAATGATGGTAATGTAACATCAGAAATCCAACTTTATGCTAAATCAGGCGGTGGTCATACTCATCCAATTCCAAAGATCAACCATAACGATGGATATGATAATGATGGAATGATGTACAAATATAAAAACATATTTGCCGGTGCGATGACGTATGAATTTTTAAAATCGCTACCAATCTCTATAGATGGGAATATCAATAAGTACGTAAGAATTGCAACGGTTTACATCCCTCAAAATGGTTCTACAGCAGAGATAGAAATTATTGGTGGTTCAGGGTTTTATGTTAATTCATATCATCAATGTGATCATAATCGAATCATTATTCGCTCAGGTAATGGTAACCCTGCGGGCGTTACCTGTGTTGTATATAGCCATACTTCACACAATGAACGTTTCTTCACCAAAGTATACACACATAATATTGCGAGAGATTGGTTTGATGTTTATCTTTTTGTCGTAAATCCTTATGCTAACCAATTGATATTTAAGTTTAATGCCTCTAATGGTAGTTACATTAAAGCTAATTTAAGTCGTAAAACATTAACCTATCCGCCTTCATCAAGTCAGAAGGGGCGAATCTATCAATACACTTATACGCAAGATGATATTGACTGATCTTAATCATCATCAATGATTTAATAAGCGAGTAGTCGATGCTAATTACTATTCCTCTCATGCGTGGTGAAATACCACGATTAAAACCTCACCTATTACCTAATGAAGCGGCAGTTATTGCTAAAGATTGTTGCTTTGAAAATGGCATTATTCGCCCACTATGTAATGACGCAGTGGTGGCTTCTTTACCACTATCTGCAAAAACAATATTTAAATATACCGACGAACACTGGTTTCTATGGGATAAGCCCATTGAAGCTATTCATAACCCAATGGCACAAGATGAATGGCAGCGTGTGTACTTTACGGGAGAAAACAAACCTAAAGTGACAGCTCAAGATATAGCAATTGGTGTCGTTAGTCCGGCCGCAAGTTATAATTTAGGTGTACCAATACCAAGCTCTGCACCTGTAATAAATCGTATAGATAGTTCAACTGGCAGTGATCCTGAAGCTGGACAGGCCGCTATTTTTGATGATGAAACGCGTTATTACATCCAGACATTTGTGACACGTTTCGGTGAAGAAAGTGCCCCATCAAAACCGAGTACTGAGCTATTAGTCGAAAAGCCGGGTTCTACTATTTATATCGGGTTAGCCCGCCTTAATGTTAATACACATAATATTACCCATACTCGTTTATATCGGACAGTGACGAGTAGTGTCAGCGCTGAGTATATGCTTGTTGCTGAACTCCCGATTGCACAAGCTGAATATATTGATAGTACTGCAACGCTTAATGCGCCTATTTTAGAAACGTGGCAGTACGATGTTCCTGATGAAAATATGCGTGGCCTTTGCGTTATGGCCAATGGAATCTGTGCCGGCTTTGCAGGTAATGAAGTGATGTTCTCAGAAGCTTTTTTACCTTATGCATGGCCTAAACAATATAGAGGGACAACAGAGCATCAGATAGTGGGTATTACTGCTATTGGTACGAGTTTAGTCGTCGTGACTAAAGGGTATCCCTATATCTTTAGTGGTGTTACACCAAGTGCGATTAATGGCACTAAAATAGACAGTGAACAAGCCTGCGTCAGTAATAAATCAATGGTTGTCGTTAATGGAACGGTAATTTATGCATCTCCTGATGGGCTTGTTGCCATTGGTTCTGATGGCGCAATAACGATTACAGATCAATTGATGACACGGCGACAGTGGCAAACAAAGCAACCTCATACAATAAAAGCATGGGCTTCAGAAGGTATGTATATTGCTTTGTATAGTGGTGGTGGGTTTATCTTTGATCCTGTATCTCAAGATTTTCGTGAGTTATCAAATCGATGGGATTGTGCTTATGAAGACTTAGAACGAGATCAATTGGTGGTAGTTCAAGGCAGTGAAATGCGTCTTTGGCAAGGGGGGGATAACTACTTGTCAGGGCAGTGGCGCAGTAAAGTTTTTCTATTGCCTGTGGATTCATTGATGTCATGTGCGCGTGTGGTATCAACAAAGGTTAACCAATTGTCTTTGAAGATTTTTGGTGATGGTAAGTTGTTATATTCTTTAAACGAAGGTGAGATACCTCATAACGGTTTTAGGCTACCTGCTATTCGTGCAACAACGTGGCAAATTGAAGTCAGTGGTCGTGCTGAAGTTGAACGATTGATGATGGCAAGTTCTATGCAGGAGCTAATGTAATGGTTTCTCCAAAGAGTAAATCAGGTTTTCGTGGTGGGCGCGATAGTGCTGCAATACAAGAAAATATCGAATTATTAACAGGGCAACGTGGGAATGGGTTAGATCGTGCTATCACAATGCGTGAGCTTGCTAGCTTAGGTTTAATCAATATTACTAGAAATAGTAATGGAGCGGCTATTCCTAAACCTGTACCTGTGGTAATGCCAGATATTAATTTGCCTGTTGATAAACCTCACTCACCAATTGGCTTTGCTGCTTTTGGCGGGTTTGGTGCCATTATGTTGGAGTGGGAAAACCCGACATTCAATGGCTTCGCTTACGCTGAAGTGTGGAGAGCTGCGCCAAATGCTGATGGTTCAGCCCCGCATTTAGAGCAATCTGTACTTATTGCGACCACGCTGCCACAGTCTTTGGCGATATTGTTAATCCTGGTTCTACATTCTATTACTGGTGTCGATTCGTTAACATCAATGATATAGCGGGGCCGTACAATGATGTTGATGGAGTGAAGGTTTCTACCAGTTCTAATCTTAGCGATATTATTGATGATATTGGTAAGCAGATGAAAGAGTCTGAGTTGGTTCAAGGGTTAACGAAGAGTATTGCGGGAATAAAATCAGGAGTTAAGTCCAATAGTTCTGCAATAAGTACCATCAATAAAGATGGCTCTGCTGCTTATAAAACCATGTGGAGTACTAAAGCGCAAGCGGGTGATATTAAGGCTGGCATTGGTATTATTGCTGACAGTGACGGTATATCTCAAGTTGCAATATCTGCGAGTCAGTTTATTGTCTTTGACCCTAATGTTGACGGTGGTTCAACTCAGCCTCTTTTTGCTATCGATAAAGGTAACGTCATTATACCTAAAGCATTTATTGAGAAAGCCACGATTCAGATATTGAATGCACAAACGATCATAGCTGATGAAGTTAAAGCTGGAATTAGTATTAATTCACCGATAATTAATGGCGGACAAGTAACTGGTGGATGGGCAGGATTTGGTACCGGTGGACGATTTGGTGGTTATTACACGAAAATACATTCAAATGGCACTATTGAAACTGAGAAACTGCAAATGTATTCAGCACGTTCAGGAAGCCGATTACAGATTGTTGGCGATAGATTGGAAGTCTGGGATGGAGATCGTTTAAGAGTTCGATTGGGGAGGTTGTCATGAGTTATGGTTTATCGGTAAAAGATGATTTAGGTGGGGAGGTTATTAGTGATTATCAACCTTTTAATTTTGTTCGACGGTATGCTGTTACTGCAGGGGCAAAAAATAAATCATTTTATGTTGATGGTGTAAATGGTGCACTTAAGGTGGTATTGATTAATACCGGCGGTACCATCGCATCGATTTATGTTCGTGGCTATAACGTGAATTATTCAACTATGGGCAACTCTGGGCATGGGTTTATTTATTGTTTTTCCAGTAGAGCATAATAATGTTTGGTTTTGAAATATCAAATAAGCGTGGGCAACGTATTATTTATGGTAATGAAATGGCTTACCATTATTGGGGTAGAGTGATTATTTCATCTACAGTCGACCATAATGAGAAGCTTACGGCATTGTTTAATATTCCAGAACACTGGGACCCACTTGTTTTTGCAACAGCAACAGAAATTGGGAGCTATCCTGTTGGATTGAAAAATGCTAATTATGTTTATTCTGTTTATCATCAAAATAGATTAAAAATTGTTAGTAAGCGTAGTGGCTTATCTGGCGTTAGGCAGACATTTGTTTTTTATGTTTTTGTTCCAGCAAAATACTTACCACAAAGGCAGTGGGGATTTGAACTTTATAACAATAATGGGGATATTTCTTTCACAGGCTATCGTCCACCACTAAAAATCACATCATTTATTTCAAATAATACGAATAATAACGTGCCTACACATAATTATAATTTTGCAGTGCCAACCACGTATTCAGGATTTTCATTTATTGCTTTTCGTAATGTTCAGCAACATTTTTTTATGATGGGATCATCCATTGCAGGCTTAAGAAAGTTATTACACACTCAAGAGTCATATTCACCAGCATTTGAAGATACTGATTATTATGTAAATATTCCTGAAATACCGACAATTAATCCTGATTATTATAATCAATATTTAAATTTAGGTAATGTTCGATAATGATTAAAGGTTTCCTATGAATATAAAACGAGAAACGTGGTCAGTATATCGAGATAAACTACTCCTTATTATTAGAACAACAGAACAACGTAATTATCATCAATTTTCAGATGAAATCGATCAAGCTCTATCAAGCGATAGGGCTTTTTTGTTTGTGGGTGAGGATGGTTTTTTTGTACTGCAGCCGTTATCTGAAAATAGCGTAGTGACAGTGAATGTGATGTTCGCTTTTAACTGGGGTGGCAATGCTATTGAACGTTATCAAAATATGATTGAGCAGTTGTCTCGTGAAATCGGCGCAACAGGATTAGAGTTATATACCGTTGTGAAAAGCTTAGTTCCTTTGCTTGAACAGCAAGATTGGCAATTAACTAATGGCGATAGAGTTATGCATTTTATCAAACCATTATAAGGAGTTGATATGGGTGGTGGGGGAAAAAATAAAGTAGAAGAGACAACAGCACAAAAATCAGCAGCAGATGTTGCTAATCGACAATGGGATATCTATAAAAACGATTTAAAAGGTTTTGAAGATACTTTCATTCAACGTGTTGATAATTATAACTCTTCATCGAATATGGCTAAAACAAAACAAGATACCGGTTTGGCCTATGCTAAAAATTTCAGTGATTCTCGTAGCGCAGCCAATCAACAATTAACCGCTTCAGGTATTGATCCAAGTAGCAGTAAGTATCAACAAGTAATGGCTGAGATGTCATCAGAGCAAGCGATAGAGCAAGCCGATACGGTTAATCGTGCTCAAACAGCAGAGCAAGATAAACATATGGCAGGGCTGCAAGATGTTACTGCTATTGGCGTGGGACAAAAATCAGAGTCATTAGCCAGTATGGGGGATGTTGTAACATCAAGTATGCGTAAAGCATCTTCTGATGCTCAAAATGCATTTAACCGCAGATCTGCAAATAATCAATTAATCGGTACTGTCGCCGGTGCTGGAGTCTCTGCAGGTTTGCGAGAAGTTGGTAGCATGTCATCAGATTCCACTATGGATGGTATATCGACGATGAAATCACGTTCTACTTATGATCATGAAACGAATCCTTTTGGCACCATGCTTTCTTAAGGAGTAAATGATGGGTATTGCAGCAGACACCTATGCAAATTTAACTCGTCAGATGTATGACGACTGGGAGCAGCGTTTTTATCCTAAACAAAAAGAGTTACTGGAAAAGGCATCAACAGGTCAATTGGCATCAGAACAATTGTATCGGGTTGATGGCAATATGCAAAATTCTTTACGTGCAGCGACGCAGTCGAATACCAATAAGATGGCGCGATTTGGTGTAACACCACAGTTAGATTCAAATAGTGATGCAAGACAGGCATTGGGAATAGCAGGTACTAAGAATGCTATTCGTGCTCATGGAGAAGAACAGTCAATGTCAATTCTATCCGGCGCGAATATGGGGTTGCGCCAAAAAATGAATGTCGGAGGAGGAATGTAATGTCATACAGTATTTTATCTTTAGGCAGTGATACGCGTAAACAAGCAATGTCTGGTTTACGTAATGCTGCCAATCGTGAAGAACAGATAGAAAGTACGAATAAACAACTAAAAACAGCTGAGCGAACACAAACGATGGGCGCGATTGGCTCTGGGGCTGCAATTGGTACCGCAATTATGCCTGGTATTGGTACTGCTATTGGGGCTGTGGGTGGTTTTATTATTGGTGAGTTATTTTAAGGTATCGTTATGAGCTTAGACACTCGCGGTTTTATGGATGGAGCGTTACGTGGTTTTGATTTAATGGAACGACGCTATGATCGCCAAGATAGAAAAGAGGATCGACAACGTAGTTTGCGTCAAGCTGATGAGGATAGAGCTGAAAATAAACGTCGGTATACTGATAGTGTTGAACGACAGGGTCGACTTGATTCAACAAATGAAGAACGTTATCAGGCGGCACAAGTAAAAGATGAACATCGTTATAAAGATCAACTTGCACGACAAAATCGAATAGAAAAGCGTAGCGCTGCAGCAGACAAATCTCGTATTGAATACAATAATACGCGCACTTCACAGCTAAAACGTCAGCAATTTCTTAGCGATAACTCTGTGTTATTGGATGCAGGATGGCAGAAGTTTCAGAAAACGGGTGAACTCGATGCAATCTTTGACGATCCTAATGTTAAGAATGGCGCATATGATGTTCGTCGTTATACACCTCAGTTATTAACATCATTTAAAAATATCGAAACTAATATGCCTAAGGTGCTCTCAGGTGAAATGAGTGCTGATAGTTTAGTGGATGATTTAGACGCTATTTATAGGCCTAATTTGAATGCCTCAGTAGGCTCTAAAGATGCGTCAGGTAAAGTCATTGCTTCAACTAAGCTCGCTCGAGTTACTCAGCAAGCCGATATTGATCCTACTCGCGAAGGAGAACAACCTGGTTTAGTTCTTGGTATGGAAGTCTTCTATGAAGATGGTAGTTCAGGAGGGATTAGACCTGTCACGAAAAACCGTTCTACCGATAAAAATGATGGTGTAATGGTGATCCCACTTGAATCTGCAATGAAGGATTTAACAGGGCAGATGAACATGGCACGTAAAGCCTCGTCCTCTAAGTATTATAATAAGTTGTTTAAGCCTCAAGACAGTAAAACATCGCGTGAATTTGAAAAAGAATACCGTAAGGCTGTGAATGATGTTTATAGCAATAGTGAAAAGACGAAAGCTAAATTATTAGAGAGCGCTGGTGGCATGATGACACCTGAACTTAAACAACAAATAGAGAGTCTTGATGAACAAGTAAAAACACGATTAGGTCAAGTTGATGCACTTTACAATAAGCAAGGTAATAATGACTCAAATGCTCAAATTTCTGCCTCCCAGCCAGCTTATAAGGCATGGGCAACAGATACTCAAAAATTAGCATTTATTGATGCGTTAGCTAAACGTGGTGAAGATCTATCAAAGGCTACACCAGAAGTACTTGATGCAGCGTATACCTCGTTAATAAATAATAAAAAACAAGAACAGTTTGCCACTGATGCAGAATCATTGCGGATGAGGTATTACCAAGCGGTGCAATAACACTCGCAAAAACTTACTGTATGTTGATTACATTATAGAAAACCATATTGCATCTAAATATTGAAGATCATAAGGTATTATGCAAACTTAAATGTAATCATTTTATGAAAGATGGATGAAGAGCAAGTTATATATAAAAATAGCTCGACATTTTGTTCATTTTGTACAATATTAAGTTTGTTAAATGGAATTACGTTTGTTACTATGCGGCGAAATTTTAGGCCGTCCCTTAATGCAATATCTAGGGGGATTTATGAGCTGGAGCCATAAAATGGGTAATATGATAAAGATGCTTTTCGGATTAGCATCAAAAGCCCACAAGAAACTTGAAGGGTATGAAATTCAGCCGAAAATGACAGATTCTTCTGTTATAAAAATGGATTTAGAGTCATTTCGAAATAGCAAGGAAGTTAAATGTCAGGCCTCTGCTGCACGAAAGACACATAAGCAACAGCATATGAAGGTTGCATAAAAGTAATTGTCTGATTAAGGGAGTGCTATTTGCACTCCTTTTTTGTTATATAGGGATAATTTGTGCCAAAGCCAACATCTTTAATTGTAACTTTTATTATTTGTATCGCAGGATATTTACTTCTTGATGGATTACATACTCATAAATGGAAATTGAAAAGAAGTAGTGGTTACCATACATTTCTTATGTCATCTGCTTGGGGGTTAGTTCTATTATGTTTATCTACATTTCTATATTTTATTTTTAGCAAGCTATGTGATCTAACAGGTTTTTATTTTTCACTTGGTGATTTTGTTCTTAATAATATTTTTAAAAGCGATGCTGATCCAACAAGTATTACATTATTTGATATAAGTATAATAACAATTATATCTAGCAGAATACTTCCTGTTCTCATCTACAGGAGTCGTGAAAATCAGATTTATAATAATATAGTATCTTTCTCTGAAGACTCGGATAGTCCTGAATTTACTAAGTTATTTTTTAATTCGTTAAAGCTTGGTATACCAATTTTATTTACTATGTCTGATAGGAAAGTATATATAGGATATATACGAGAAGTAAATACCGGTCATTTTAAGGATATACAGGTTTTACCAATATTTAGTGGTTATAGAGATAAAGATACATTAAACCTTGTTCCTATAACACCATATGAAGATGTTATTAGAGACTTGCGTGACGAATCAAATGATCATGAAATAGATTTAAATCTATTTTTAATTACTTTACCTTTACGTGAAATAGTTCACGCTCATTTACACGATTTTAAGTACTATGAGCATTTTAAACGTCAAGAAGCTAATTATGGAAAGGAAGTTGTTTATTATAAAGGTCAACCAGAAAGTACGTTACAGCCAAAAGAAAATATTGATAAATAAAATGGTTAATATGCTGTGATGTGGAATTTTATAATTAGCAGGAAATCTTTATTAGTATATTATTTAGTATCATTCTGATGGGTCATGTTATAACCACTGTACCGAAAGGCGCGGTGGTTTTTTTTGCTATTAGAAAATAAAGGTCGTGAATTACGCATTGATGCTGACACACCAAAGGTAGTCTTTGCTGAAAAAGTTGAAGCTGCTCACGATGCTATCAGTGTTGCTCAAGCAGCTAAAATATTAGGGACAGATCAACGTCGTTTGTTTTCTTTTTTACGCCAGCAACATTGGATCTCTTGACGTAATGAACCATATTAAGCAAAAATTAAACAGGGTTTGCTCGATGTCAAAATTAGTGATTGGAGCCATCTAACTCAAGGGTTACAAAAATCAGTAACAACCTTAATTACTGGTAAAGGACTCAGTAAGCTGCAATTAATTCATCATTGATGACAGTATCTCGTTACTAGCCAAAACTTAGCGCATACTGATTACATTATGGAAAACTACACCTAAACCACTGCACCGAAAGGCGCGGTGGTTTTTTTATGCCATTTTTATGAGGTTTACATGAGCGAAAGATTATTAGGTGGTGACATTGATCCTGAAGCAACGGTTCAAGCGCAAACGGATATGACGAATACTGGTGGTGAATATGATTTTCCTGAAGGTTTTTCGTTAGCCAATTTTCATCCTCGTGAAGTTAAAAACCATGAGGTGAGTTTATTTGATGGCGCTAAAGCTTTTGTTAGTGGGGGATTGCGTTCATTAGAAGGGGCCTCTGAAACACAAGATCAAGCGTTGAAAGTTTTAAATGATAAAGCAAACGCTGATGACGGAATGATGTCTAGTGTTGCCTCTGCGGTGCAAAATATACCATTAGTTAGAGCGGCAATGGCAACAACACCCTATATAAAGGACACGTTCGGTTCAGCGGCAAAAACAGTAGAAGACAGTTTAAGTGATGACGCTAAAGCAGCGTTACATGAATCACCCGCATGGAAAGAAGGTGATAATTGGAAAGTATCAACGGATCCTGCTGTATGGGGGCTACAGTTCAGCAAATCTATGGGGTACATGATCCCGACACTAGCAAGTGCCCTCGCTACTGGTGGTACATCGACAACGGCATTATTACCTAATATCACTAATGCGATGATGCGCTCAGGGGCTAGTGCAACGTTAGCGACTAAAGCGGCACCTATTGCTCTTAGTATGTTAATGAAATCGCCTGCTGTTGGTGTTGGAATGAGTACAGATTTAGGCTCTCAAGGTGTAGATGCACATCGTGGTGTCATTGATGCTGAACATAGTCAGTTAATGAAATCTCATCATTATCAAGACGCTTTTATTGAGATTGATAGCGATCCTAAATATGCCCATTTGTCAGATGGTGAGAAGTTTGCCTTAGCTAAAGAAACCGTCAGTAACCAGGCATCTCGCGCCACAATGACAGACCCACGTAATGTTGCTGCCAGTGCTGCAGCAACAATGCTTGGTGATGTGCCTTTAGCCAACGCTGTACTTAAAGGTTTTAAACATAGTACTGGTGGTTTGCGTGGAGCTTTAGGTGGAACTGCGGAAGGTATTCTTCGAGAAGCGCCAATGGAGGCTGTTCAAGAAGGAACACAGCAACGAGTCAGTAACGATGTTTCCAATGAATATCAAGGTACGGATATTGAACCAAATCAAGGTGTTGCAGAAGCTGCTGTGAGTGGTGGTTTGATGGGAGCTGCAATGGGTGGAGGTATGGGCTCGATTGGTGGCTTACGAGGTAAATCTCAAATAGAGTCGATATCTGATGAGCCGGTACCTGAAATGCCAATAGATACTAATGCTATCGATGTATCTGCAACTGATAATTTAGCACCAGATAATTCTACAAACACTTATCCCAATGATTTTGAAAATATACCAGCTCAACATCGTCAGCAAGAAACGAATATTAATGAAACAGCACCAGAGGTAGAAATTGATAATAAAGTTGAGTCTGCACCTGAAAATGATATCACTCTTGATGTAAATCCAGAGTTGGCCACAAGCATATTTAATGAAACAGAGACACAAAACGATTTAGATATCCCTGCTTATTTACGTCAACCGGTAAAGCAAAATGAAACAGTCATCAGTGCTGATGAGCCTTTACCTGAAACGACAAATACTGACGTAGTGGTTTCAGATTCACGGCCTGACGTTATCTATGGTCATGATAAACGAGTAACACAAGATCCAACTATTTATGACAAGCAGGTTGGAGAACCTCAATTTGAGGGAGGAATACCTAAGAATAAATTACGTCAATTAAAGTATCTAGCTAATCGGCGTGATGCGAAAATTCCATTAGCTTTACAACCATTGAAAGGTTCTGGTCGTTTTACTCGTCCTGAATATCGTAGTCGATTAGTGTCTATTGCTGATGAAGCAACATCACTAGGTAATAGTAAAAGTATCAATGTACAGGTTGATTCAATCTCTGATGCAATCACCAAATTAGGCGGTGTGAACAGAGAGTTAGCACAAGCAGATGGTATTGATCCTGCTGCTTTTAAACATAATAAGCTTTTCCCTGCTACAAAGGGGCGTACTTTTGATGAGTTAGCTGAAGTACTTAATGAGCATAGTTACCGAGCACGAGATGGCGGTAAGTTAGATGCTAATGCTGTACTTGATTTAGTTGATGGCGAGGTAAATAACAGCGAACGTCATTTTAGTCATCAGTCTGACGCGCTTACGGAAACCGACCAAGGTTCTGCTTTACATGACTTGGTACGTGAATACGGTACTGAGCGGGTTCAAACGGCAATAAGTAAGGCATTACAAGGTACTCGTTTAGGTGACCGACAGGCTGAAATCGTCAATGAGGCAATGGATGTTATTGAAGCCGGACGTATTGAAGAAGCTGGAGGAATTGAAGCACGTCATGCTGAACGAGATAGTCGGCGTGAAGCTAGAGTTGCTAAGCGAAAACAACAGATTGAAAAAATAAGTAACGAACTTGGCTTACCTAGCTGGGTAACCTCAAACCATTCTGCTGATGCTGAAAGTGATTATAACGAAACAGTTGAAAGTGTGCTTGATGATGCGATTAGACAAGCAACGACGATTAACCCAACTGAGACAGAGGCATTAATAGTACGTTATGAGGCGGGTAAAATTACAACGGCAGATTTAATTTCACATTTAGGAGAACTAGATTATGGCGATAGACAAAAACTCACCAGCATGGAAGACGCTCAATCAACTACCGAAAGAAAGGATCCTGCAAGCGTTGAAGAACGGGTTAGCGAAAGGGAAACGACGTCACCAAGCGAATCAGAAACAACAAGAGATCGAACTGACAACACTCGAGAGCCAAAATCAAAAATAACGTCCATCAATACTTCTGATATTCAAGATGTAGGCGAAAAAATAGGCGGAGCAAAAAAGGACCTTTGGCAGTCTTATAGCGATTTAGTCGTAGGCGATAGTGTAAGTGATATTCAAACATTGCCGCTGTCTAAAGTATGGCCACATCCTAACTACGAAGCGATGCTAAGCCAAGGAGTGTCATCTGAAGTCTTAAGTTTGTTTAGATCGATGAGAGATAGCATCAGAGTGAAACCTCGTAGTCAGTATAAGGTGGCGCGATGGTCTCAAAGTGTTCATGCCCTTCGAGATGTAGGTATGAAGCTGATGGATGGAACACTTTCAGCAGAACAAGCCCATGCCATGATCAAGCAATCAACTAATCGAGAAGGACATAAAATTGCTGGTCGAGCTGCACTTTATGATGCTGTTGGACATGCAAATAGTTTATCCAATTTATCTTTAACACAAGGTGAGTACAGTTTATATCAAGGTAAAGCGTTTAATCCACCAAAGGTTATTTGGACTGTTGAGCGTGCATCTGGCGGGGTTAATAGTCATTGGCCTCGTACAATTGCCTTTGGAGATAATCAGAAACAAGCTATAGATAAATTTAAACAGCAATATGCTGAATTAATACAACAAAATAATGTTCAATCTAAAGCTGTTTCATTTGATATTTATACTAAGCGAAGTGCAAAGGGTTACTTTATTGGTAAGAAGGTCGGTCGAACTCATATTGATTTAGAGGGGCCATTAGATTCTTTGAGTGAAGCACGTCGAATATTAAATGACGACAATCAACGACTAGCTGAAAAGTTAGCTAAAGAAAAAAATGTACCGGCATCACGTAACGATGAAAACCAATCGCGCTTAGGTGACGATATACGACAAGGCGGTGATGTTACTGCAGATGATTTTTCAGCTGCATTTGGTTTTCGTGGGGTAGAGTTTGGCAATTGGGTTGATCAAAAGCAACGGCAAGCGATGATCAATGAAGCTTATGACGCCTTGATGGATATGACTGCAGTGCTGGGGATTTCACCTAAGGCTATTTCATTAAATGGTGAATTAGGATTAGCATTTGGTGCGCGAGGGAATGGTGGTCGTGATGCTGCAAAAGCGCATTATGAATCTGGTAAAGTTGTTATTAACTTAACTAAAAAACGAGGCGCAGGATCACTTGGCCATGAATGGTGGCATGCATTAGATAATTATTTTGGTAAATTAGATACCAACGCTAAAGGTAGTCCAAGTGAAGCTATGATGACATCACCATCATACCGTGATCGTCATGATTTACTTGTGCGTGCGCAGATGCGGCATGCTTTTAAAGGTGTAATGGATGCAATTAACCAAGGGAATTTATCAAAACGATCACAACAATTAGATAAAACACGAAGTAAAGATTATTGGTCAACGGCAATTGAAATGAGTGCCCGGTCTTTTGAATCATATCTGATTGCTAAGCTGGCTGATCAAAATGCGCGTAATGACTTTCTTGCTAATATTGTCAGTGAAGATGCTTGGGAAAGTGATGCCAAAGAAAATAGTAATTTAACGAACAGCTATCCTTATCCAAATAAGTCAGAATCACATGTTATTCGTTCTTCTTTTGACCATCTATTTAATACTATTGAAGAGCATGAGTTTGATGATGGTCGTGTTATGTTGTACTCACAGCAGGCAATAACTGCTACCAATATTTCACCTCAAGGTATGCCATTAAAACAGGCTGAGTTGGCCGTAAAATCATGGTTACGCCAGTACAACGGCGGCGCGGGTGTTTCCGTTAAAGTAGTACAAACTCAAGCAGAAGCTGAGCAGATATTAGGTGCGTCATTTAACGATTATAAGGTGAATGCGTTTTATGATGAAGTCACCGCATCTGTTGTGGTTGTAGCAGATAACATCACAAATACTAAAGATCTTCGTCAAAAACTACGTCATGAAATTTTAGTGCATCATGGATTGCGAGCAGTTGTTGGCGATACTGAATACGGCCGTATCCTCAAAACAATATATTCAGGGTTAGGTTCTAAGCACTTAAAAACCATGATTACTGAGTTAGAAAAAAGCTATAGCCGGGATAATTTAAATAACTTTGTTGAAGAGGTGCTGGCGCACGTTGCAGAGAAAGAACGCAATACGTTTCAACAATGGTATGACCGTATAGTTGCTGCAATCGCGAGGGCGCTACGCAAAGTCGGCTTAATGTCACCTTCTGATATCACTAAATCTGAATTACATAATATTGTTCAAACACTAACAGATCGCATTAAGTCAGTAAAAGAATGGGGCCCTGATAGCTCACCACCGAGTAATAGTGGTCATGGTCACTTATCACGAACGAAGTTTAGTCGTACTTCTTCCAAGAATAATCAACCATCATCAGCATTTCTAGATGCAGTAGAAAAAGCACGTACACGCATAAATGGCCCTGCTTCTGATGTTACTGCTGGTGGTTTTGATATTCCATCTGAAAACCTTAAATCAACCATAGCGCGTAAATTAGCTGATAAGTTCCAAGTCCTTAAAGAGTTACAACGTAATATTGGTGAGGCTGGCGGTAGTATTAATGAAGATAATGATGCTTACCTTGCAGAAGAACTCTTTCATGGGAAGGCTGAAAATGATTTACGGCTGATGAAAGAGACGTTTGTTAAGCCATTGGCCGATAAAATGGCTCAATATGATATTAGCCAGACAAAGCTTGATGAATATTTGATAGCGCGTCATGCCCAAGAACGTAATGATCACATTGCATCAATTAACGCTAAGTTTCCTGATGGCGGCTCAGGGATGAAGAATGCAGATGCCCAAAGTAAACTGAATGAAATTAGACGTAGTGGTAAGCAAAAACAATATGATGAGTTAGCACATATTGTGGATGCGATGATAGCGCGTCAACGTGATGTGTTACGTGATAGTGGCTTAGAGTCCGATGAGGTGATTGATACCTGGCAATCTCATTACAAACACTACGTACCTTTAAAAGGAATAGCCAAGGATGAGTCATCATTACCACGTACTGGTAAAGGTTTTAGTATTGGTGGTAAAGAAGCTAAAAATGCCATGGGGCGTAAATCTATGGCTGAATCTCCAAGTAGTCATGCCATTTTAGATTTAACAGAGAAACTTGTACGGGCACGTAAAAATGAAGTGGGTAATACGCTGCTTAAGTTGGTTCAAGATAACCCGTCGGTAGATTATTGGGAGGTGTTTACTAGTGATAAGCCAGATACATCTTCGCAAATTATTGAGCGTAAAAACCCAGATACCGGCAAAAAGGAAAAGGTGGTTGATGACCGTCCAATACCTATGGCTATGATGCCGGATTATTATTTTCCTACCAAAAAAGATGGCAAGATTTACTACATCAAACTTCATGATCAGCGGTTAATGAAAGCGATGAAGAATATCGGGCCTGATAACAGTAATGGCATTATTCGATTTATGGCTACATTTAATCGATTTCTTGCTTCTGTTAATACCAGTTATAACCCTGAGTTTGTCGTGGGGAACTTTGCGCGCGATATTCAAACGGCATTTCTAAATCTATCGGCAGAGCAAACCCGCGATGACGGTAAGATCAAAGGTAAGAACATTGCTAAGCAAGTGATAGTCGATATTAAAAATGCGATGCCTGCGGTATATGCCTCATTGAATAATAAGATCTCTAAAAGCTCGAAGGGCCGTGAATGGCAGAATTACTTTAATGAGTTTATGGAAGATGGAGGTAAAACTGGTTGGTTTGACATGAAGGACGTCGATGGCCAAGCGAAAGATATCGAACGTATGGTTGCTATGGCAAGTGGCTCAACAAAAGGTAAGGCATATAAAGCTTTTGATGCTGTCACTGGTTTTATTGAGAATACCAATGGTGCTATTGAAAATGCAGTTCGGTTATCCGCTTATGTGAATGCGCGTAAGGCAGGGATTAGTCGTAAAAAGTCAGCATCATTAGCGAAGAACATGACTGTCAACTTTAACCGTCGAGGTGAAGTAGGCACCACCTTAAATGCAATGTATATGTTTGCTAATGCCTCCATTCAAGGTTCTGCAAACTTTGTGCGCACGATGGTGAGTTTAAATGGTGATGGTAAGTTGAAGTGGCAAAACATGAACAAGGCACAGAAGGTAGCTGTTGGCATTGTTGCTGGTTCATTTGCTTTGTCTTTTGCTAACAGAAATGTAGCAGGTGACGATGATGATGGTGAGAATTGGTATGACAAAGTGCCTGATTACGTTAAAGAGCGTAACTTTGTGATTATGAAATCATTAGTCGGTGGCAAGCAAGATGGGTCATATTGGTCAATCCCTATGCCTTATGGTTACAACATCTTTTCTGTTTTAGGTACGAATGTTGAGTCTGCAATTAATAGTGACAGTGTAAGCCCGATGAAGGCTGTAGGTAATTTAGTATTAGCGACACTCAGTGCTTTTTCACCTATTGGCATGAGCGAATCTAAGACCGTATCTGGAACGATACTCAAAAATGCATCACCAACGATAGGAAAGCCTTTTATTGAGCTTGCATTGAATGAGAATTTCTTTGGTGGTCAGGTTTATAAAGAGAACATGCCATTTGGTACACCGCTGCCTAGTAGTTCAATGAGTAAACGAGGTACCGCAGATCATTATAAAGATCTCGCGAAATGGCTTAATCAAGTCTCTGGTGGTAGTGAGTATAGATCTGGAGCATTAGATGTTAGTCCTGATGCCATGCAGTATATTGTTGGTTACATGGGGGGTGCAGCATTACGGTTTGCTGATGTAAAGGTTACCGGCTTAGTTGATAAAGTAGCCGGTGATAACGTCGAAGATAGTCAGGTTGCTTTTTTAAGTCGTATATCCGGTCGAGTAATGCCATATGCTGATCAAAGTAAGTTCTATGAACGCCGCGATGAATTACTGCAGATAAAAGCAGAATTACAGGTAACGTTTGGTGCTAAGCGTAAAGATTTCTTAGATAGTTATGGTAAAAAACTGCGATTACTTCCAATGCTGAAGATAACTGAAACACAGCTTAAAGTGTTACGCAAACGTCGTAATGCTATTTATTCTATTAATATCCCATCAAAAGATAAAGATTTACGGTTGAAAAATATTGAACGACAGATGAAGACAGCAATTGATCGGTTTAATAGCCAATACAATGCTTTGTAA